AATAAAATACTAAAAAAGTAAAAATGGAAAACGTAATTAACGAAATGGCTGATAACCTTAAAGGTTTTCAAGCTAGTATTGAAGCGAAGTTGGAAGCAACAAACGCTGAAATCCGTGTAGTAAAAGATGAAGCACAAAAACAATTTGATGCTCAAGCTGCTACACAAAAGAAAAACGCATCTAAACAAGTAAAGTTTATGGATGAGGCTATCATTGAGAAATTAGATGGTAGATTAGATGAAATGGAAAAATCAATGAAATCAAATGGTAAATTCCGTTTAGATTTAAGCGATGTTAAATCAATGACTTTGTCAGCTTCTTTAACAGGAGATGCTCAAGCATCTTATGCTCCTAACGCTGCTGTATTACCAAGTCAAGCAATTAACTTCCGTGATTTAGTTCCAACAGTTCGTAGCGAAAGTGGTTTGTATGTATTCTACAAAGAAACTTCTACTACTAACAACATTGCTGCTCAAACTGAAGGTTCAAACAAAGGTGAGAATAGCTACGCATTAAGCGAGGTTAAAGTGGTTAATGATTACATCGCTGGTTTCTCTACATTCTCAAAACAAATGGCTAGAAGTTTGCCTTTTTTAAGCACAACTTTACCAAGAATGTTGACTAGAGATTTCTTCAAAGCTGAAAACGCTGCTTTCTTTGCAACTGTATCAGGTGCTGCAACAGGTTCTACTACAACTGCTGAAACTGTTGATTTAAAGCAATTAGTTGATTACATCGGTAACCAAAAGACTGCAAACTTTGTAGCTTCAGTTGCTTTGGTATCTCCTGCTCAATTAGGTCGTTTATTGAAAGAAACTATCACTGCTGGTTACTACGCTGGTAATGGTTCGGTTATCGTTTCACCAAATGGTGGTATGACAATATGGGGAACTCCTATTATTGCTGCATCTTGGGTTACTGATGACAAGGTTCTTATTATGGATAGTAACTTCTGTGAGCGTATTGAAGTTGAAGGATTAGCTATTGAATTCTCTTATGAGAACGCATCTAACTTCCAACAAAATATGGTTACTGCAAGAATTGAGTGTTATGAGGACATCAACTTAATGCAACCAACTTCAGCAATCTATGCTGATTTAGGAAACATCTAGTTTTAAAGGTTAGATAAAAAAGACCCCATCTTAATCGGTGGGGTTTTTTATTATATTTATTGTAAATTTGTAAAAAAGAGATATGGCATATTCTAATTTTATAATAGATTTTACTTTAACTGACACCGCACCTGTAACCGAACCTGTAACATTAGCAGAGGCTAAATTGTATTGCAGGGTTACTACTTCAGTTGATGACAACCAAATTAGCTTAATGATTAAACAAGCTAGGGAAGCAGTTGAAGTGGGTACAGGATTAAGTCTTATTCCTAAAACTGCCGTTGTATGGTTTACCAATTGGAATAGTGCGTTTGAATTACCTTATGGACCTGTTAACTCAATAACAAGTTTAATTAACGAGCAAGGCGATACAATAGCCGTTGGAGATTATACGTTAATCGGTGGTAAATTCCCTAAACTTATAAGACCATCATATCAAAACTTAAAGTTTACTTACACTTGTGGATATACAACCATTCCAAACGATTTAAAGATTGCTATATTAGACCAAGTAAGCTACGATTACGAGAATAGAGGATTAGATTCAAATACAGGTATTTGTGAAAAAACTTGGAGAGCGTGTCAGCGTTGGACAAGATTAAGCCCAATATTATGAGATTAGGAAGCAAGAAATCAAACTATGTAGATGCCAATACAATGTACTCGGAAATAGGCTTATATGTGCCTACAATCACCGCTGATGGGCAAGGTGGCTACACAACTACCTATGCCTTACAAGAGGTTGTATTTGGGGATTTTAGACCTGAAAATGAGAATAGAGCATTATTAGAAGCGGAATTAAGTTTTACTCGTTCTGCTAAATTATTTATCAGGTACGATGTAACAATTAACAATATGTACAAAATAGAGGCTGAAGGCGAAATGTACACAATACATTCAATTAAGGACGTAGAGAATCAGTTTAGATTTTACGAAATATTAATGTACGCATAATGGATAAGATTGAATTTAAAATGCAAGGTTTTGATGATGTGTATAAAAAATTAGCACAATTAAGCGATAAAGCTAGAGGTGAAGTAAAAAATGAATTTGCTGCATCTGCTAATAATATTAGAAATAATGCAATAAGATTAGCACCTGTAAATTTAGGAGAATTAAGAAATAGCATAAAAGTAATTTCTAGAGGGGACAATAATGATTATGTTTTTATAGTTAGAGCTGGAGCAAAATATGCACCTTATGTTGAATTTGGCACAGGAGGTAAGGTAAGCGTTCCAAGTAATTATCAACAATATGCACAAAAATTTAAAGGTAAAACAGGAAGCACGTTTAAGGCAATGATTGAAGCATTAGCATTGTGGGTTAAAAGGAAGGGTATTGGTAATGGTAAAAATGACAAAGGTTTGGCTTATGCAATAGCCTTGAATATATTAAGGAAAGGTTTAAGACCGCAACCATTTTTAATACCATCTTATGAACAAGAAATACCAAAACTTATTAAAAATATAAAACAAATAGTAAATGCTTAACCCTAACATTGAAATAAAAAAGTGGTTTTATACTAATTTGACAAGTTCAAGTGGGTTGCCTGTTTATGATGGAATCGCACTTGATTCTGCACCTAATGAATATATCATTATGAGTGGCAGAACATCGGCACAAGAACAAGGAAAAATCAGTTACACCAATACAGTTTCCATTGATGTTGACATTGTCATAAAAAATAGTAACTTTGGATATAAAAGAGCCGAAACAATAAGCGATTTAATACTAAATGCAATCAACTCGGAAACAAATATAACCCTAGCAAATGGGTTTAATGCTTCAAGTTTGGTGGTGAGTGCAATTAGAAATTTAGATGGTTTAAACCCTTTGGACAATGTATTTAGAACGATAATAACTTATAATTTAATAATAACTCAAAATTAAAATAAAATGGCAGAAACTAAAGTATCAGCAAGGGATTATATCCTTTTAGCAGATTTAGCTGGAGGTACAACTTTTATACCTGTGGCTTGTTTAACAACAAACTCATTGACATCAACTGTAAACACTATTGATGCAACTTCAAAATGTGGAGACCAATATCAAGCAGGTCCTTCATTTACTCAATCATTAAAAGCGGAAGGTTTTGCAATTGATGAAACAGGAACTCCAAGTAAGGATTCTTACCAACAATTGTATGCTGCTCACGCTGCTAAAACTATTTTTACTATTAAAATGGGTAAAGCAACACCAACTTCAGGAGATGTGTATTATGGTGGTCTTTCTACAAGTACAGTATTTATTAGCGATTTTGAAGTAAATGCAGCTGATAAAGATGATGTGAAATTTACTGCAACATTTGTAGTATGTGTTCCACCAATTGCACAAACTGAACAAGCGTAAATAAATAACCTATGTTTGAATTAAAACTAAACAACAACACAATTCAATTAAAATGGGGTACTTGGTCAATGAGGGAATTTTGCAAAGCAAAAGACATATCAATTGATAAATACTTTGAAGTTTTAGGTAGCAATAAATATGACTTGGATAACATTGTTAAACTAATACATATCGGATATAAATCAGGATGTATTTCTAACAAACAAGAAATTGAATTTACCGAAGATGACGTTTGCGACTGGATTGATGAAATAGGCGGAATTTTTAATACTGAAGGGCAAGTTATTTTGTACTTAAAATATATTGTAGAACATACAGTTTTAGCAGTACAAGGAACACCTAAAGAAGAAAAAAAAAAGTCTAATAAAGTTAGGTTGGGATGATATTTTAGTAAAAGCTGCTGAATGCAATATAAGACCCAATGAGTTTTGGGAAATGACTTGGAAAGACTTTTCTATTATCGTAATGGGTAAGGAAAAACAAGAGTTAAACGAATGGGCAAGGACTAGAAACCTTGCCTATATTGTATATTTAAGTAACAGTTCTGAAAAGTCACCCAAAAGTATGAAGGCTTTTTGGCACATACCAGCGATTGATGATGTAGAAATAGAAGAGGAAAAGGTAATGTTAAGTAGAGACCAATTGGCAAGGACACTAAAGTTATACGGAGTAAATTAATAAAAATGGCAGAAACAATAAGTTTAGAGGTTTTTTTGGGGATGAACTCGGACCAATTACAAGCCGAATTAATTAAATCACAGAATGAGTTAAAGAAATTTGAATCTCAATTAAAAAGGTCAACTAATACTGCCGAAATTGTTGTCTTAAAAGATAAAATTGCAGCAACAACTGGTACTATTAACAACATTACTAATGCACTAGGTAATACAGGTAGAAAATTCGGCGATGCTACTAATGCTTTAACTAACTTTTCAAGGATTGCTCAAGATGCTCCTTATGGACTTATTGGTATTACGAACAACCTTAACCCAATGTTGGAATCATTCCAACGATTATCTAAAACTGAAGGCGGAACTAAAAGAGCTTTTCAGGCAATGGCTGCTGGGTTAACAGGTCCAGCAGGTGTTGGTATTGCATTGGCGGTTGTTTCTTCTTTAATGGTTGCATTTGGTAAAGACATATCAATATTTATTGATAAAGCAACAGGTGGGTCTGCAACATTAAGGGAATTTGCTAATGCTTTTACAGGAGCAAAAGATGCTTTTTCAGGAGCTTATGTACAAATAGAAAATGTAAATAGTGCTTTTGAGAAATTTAAGAATGGCACATTATCAAAGAAGGATGCTTTAGAAGAATATAATAATTCATTAGGTAAGGTTTACGGAACTACAAAAGATATAGCAGAAGCAGAAAGATTATTTATTGAAAATAAAGATAATTATGTTAAAGCTGCATTATATAGAGCTGCTGCACAAATAGCATTAAAGAAAGCTTCAGAAGAAGCGTTTAAACAATTAGAAGCACAAACCGCACCCGAAAACGCAAACAAAGTTGATTTATTTGCAGGTGAAAGTTTAGGTGCATTTGCTTTGTCTAAATTAACAAAAGGTCCTGCAATTAGTGTTACTGATATTATAGGAAGTGAAGCAATTGCTAAAAAAGCTAAAACACAAGAACAGGTATTTAAAAGTATATTTGACCAATTTAATAAATTAGCACAACAGCAAGACAAAGCAGCAGTACACTCAAAAAATTTCGGTAAAGAACTTGATAATATTTCAAAAACGTCATTAAAGCGTTCAAAAGAAATTACTAAACAAATTGATGACAATACAACAACAACTGATAAAACAAAATCAAAAAGCAAAAGAAATGTTGCTATTGATTCGTTAAAAGAATATTCTGCTGCATTAAAATATGAATTGTCGCAGCAGTTAATGGACATACAAAAATATCAAAAGCTATTTAAGGATAAAGGTTTTGATAATGGATTAATTCTTACCTATGGCGATAAAGGTGAAGCTGCTGATAGGAAAAGAAGAATGGCTGACGAAAGAAAAAGAGTAACAGGTCAAGATAATAGTTTAGGTGGATTTTTAAGTAAGGATGCTTCAAATAGAATGAATATTTGGAAACAAGAAAGCGATGCGGTTGATGCAGCAGCAAAATCTTATGAGAACTTCGCTAATTTATTAGCAAATAATGTTACAAGTGGTTTAATGAGTGTTTTTGATGCAATAGAGCAAGGAACAAGCCCATTAGATGCTATTGGTCAAATGTTTCTAAATATAGCCAAATCAATTGCTGCTGCGGTTATTCAAGCAACAATATTTGAAGCAATACTTACGGCATTCCCTGAACTTAAAGCAATATTTAGGGCTAGTGGTGCATTACAAAGTGCATTTGGTTATTCAGGTCCAAGAGCAACAGGAGGCATTACAAATGGTCCTTCAATGGCTTTAATTGGTGAAGCTGGTCCTGAAGCGGTTATCCCTTTAAGTAAATTAAGCGGAATGCTTAACACTACATTTAGTGCAGGTGCAATGAGTGGTGGCGGAAGTGCAAGTGGTGGTTCATTTGTATTAAGAGGACAGGATTTATTAGTTGCAATAAATAGAACGCAGAAATCTTCATTCTTAAAAGGTCAAAACATAAGTTTAGTATAATGGCATACGGAATAAAATATAGATTAACACAAGCATTGAGAGATGGAACAAATTTATATGTAGATATTTACGAAAGAGATTACACTACTGATTTAGTAATAAATTATGATGCAGTAAATATTCAATTAAATTCTAATGCAAGTGAAGATGAACCATTGGCAGCAATAGTTTCATCTCAATTAAATATTTCTTTTCTTGTATCGGATGAAAATTACGATGATTTTCCGCAATTATTAAGTTTTGATGATAGAAAGTATTTTGTTAAATTATTAAATGAAGATACTTTGTTATGGTGTGGATTTTTATTTAATGACTATGTTCAAGTACCATTTACAACAGGATATATACAAGTAGATATGATTGCCATAGATGGTTTATCATTTTTAGAATATAATACATTTGATTTTGTAGAAGAACAAACAGTTAATTCTTTATTTAATCATTTGGATATAATTGCAGAAATATTAAATGCAATACAATATCCTGAAGCTATTGATTTATTGACATCGTGTTCGTATTATGCTGAAGGAATGTACACAAGGGAAGATGCTTCATCGGAAGAACCATTTGACCAAACATATCAATATAGAAGGGATATTCAAGGAGCAACATACTATCAAGTACTTGAAAATATTGTTAAATCATATGGTTGTAGGTTATTTCAATCGGATGGTAAATGGCAATTATTAGCTATCAACGAAATGGCAAACGATACTAGATACTATACAAATTATCAAATTTATCCAAGTGTAGCTAATGCAGGAAGCGGTGTATTTGATAAAGATGTAACTATTGAACCTTATGTGGAAGGTAATGTTCATTTTATAAATAATAGTCAAACTAAAATAGTTAGAAAAGGATATCCAAAAATAAAATTAACATACGATTTTAATTACCCTAATAATTATATTCATAACGGAACATTTAAAGGATTGCAAAACTATACACCAACTCCTGATTCTTTGTCAGTATTTGGATGGTATTTGTTTTATTCAACAGGAACATATCCAACTAACTTAATTGAAGTTGTACCTGATTCAAACTTTAATAATATAAATCTTATAACATCTGCAACGGCTGGTTCAACTGCATATTTACAAAATATTCCACCTGTGCCATTTAGTCCAACATTATATGCACCATATATGGTTGGACCGCAATTTACTTTATCATTGGAACATATAATGTTACCAAACATAGTTGGGAAGGTAGAGATAAGATTAGTGAGGGGTGCTACATCATATTATTATAATAGTGCAAATACTTGGCAAACAACTCAAACATATCTTACAATAGATAATCCATTTACTCCTGACACATATAGAGATGAATTTAATTCATATTCAATAAGTGTTAATATGACATATCCAGCAATTCCTGTTGGTGTTGGATTGCAATGGGGTGGTTATGTTTTAATTAAAATATTTTGCCAACAAGGAACTGACCATAATGCTATTTTATTTAGAAATGTAAAATTGACACAAGGTTCATTTATTACAAATTCAATTGATGTTACAAGAGAAATAGGAACAGGAAATAACAATATAAAAGAATTAAAACAAGATTATGGCAGTTATGCTGAATTTACATACACATTAGGTTTATTAACTAATAATTTAGGTGTTTTATATAATTCAAGTGGTAATGTGTTAAAAAATTGGTTTAGATATCCAAATGTTGAAAGTTTCCCTTTATTACAAATGCTTATAGCTAGACAATACTCAAATCTATTAAGTAAGAATTTTGGCACATTAGAAGCAGATTTGGGTTCATTTCAAACTGAAAAAGGATTAAACTATTTAGATAAAGTATATTTAGTTACTGACCCAAATACTACTCCTTTAACTTACGATGGTAAAAAGTTCCTTTTAAATAGAGCAAGTATTATTCCGCAAATAGATGAAGTTGATTCAATGCAAATTATTGAAATTACAAATGTGGATAATGCTTCAACTGAAACAATACAATATATAGATTCATAAAAACGTTAAATTTGCAATATGGCAGACAATGTACAAGGCAGCAACATAATGTTGTATTATTTTGAACCACCTTCGGTTACATATCCTGAAGGTAGGGATATTCCGTTTTCGTGTTCTACAAATTGCACATTTAGTGTAAATGTTGACCAAAAAGAGGTAACAAGCCAAACGAGTGCTTGG